ATGGTGGACGCAACCCGAGTGTGTGAGGGCATCGCTGGACGGCGTCTCGCCCCGTTCACCGGCGTCCCGGAAACCCATCGTGCGACGGGAATCGACCCGGACGAGTACACGGACGCACAGAGCATGCCGCTGGATATCGCTGGTTCGTTGGGCCGTTCGTACGCGAACGCGCTCGGCTCCGGGGATCAGGTGCGGCACTGCTGGCTGAACGAGTTCGCGCCCCGCTATCCGGAGATGTGGACGTACGCCAACCTGCAGGTCACGCTCCTGCGGTCGTACGGCGGCTCCCAGACGGTGGGCTCGACGAGCCTGATCGGCGCCGAGCCGGACAGCGGGCACATTTGGTTCACACTCGGCACGTTCCTGCCGCTCGGCTCCCTCATCCGCATCGTGTACGACGGCGGCTACACCACCGTGCCGGCCGATCTGGCGCGCGCGGGCAAGCTGCAGGCGGCAGTGCTGGCGCTTGGGGAAATCGACCCTGCTGGCACGCAGTTCGGGCATGATCCGGCGGCGTTGAGCAAGCAGGTCGAGGGCATTCTCTGCCGCTACCAGCCGACCTGATCGGGGGCCGTGGTGAGTTCAGCAGATGCGGTGTCCCGTGAGGCAGCCTGGCTGGCCGCCTACGACGCGTCGGACGGCCTGCCGGGGCTGCTGAAGGCCAGCGGCGGCCCGTTCGATGTGGTGCAGGCGTATGTGCGCCGCACGGGGGCGCAGCGGCAGACCCGCCTGTATGTGACGCGTACGAACTTGCGGGTGGAGCGCTTCGGCTTCAACCGCAAGATCAACCATCACAGTTTCCTACTGCGCCTGTACTGGCCGCAGTCCTCGCCGTCCGGGCAGGCCGAGAGTGTCCAGCAGGAGCTGGACACCGCGGTCGACCTCGTCGTGCAGCGCATCTCGGGCCTGTTCCAGGACAAGACGCACGGGGCCCGGTTCATGTCGGTGGCGGAGGACCCCAACGACATCGACGTGCAGTTCACCGACCCTGAGGCCACGATCCAGGCCAAGGCCGAGCTGACGGCCACGATCGCCTACCAGGCGGACGACCAGGACTACACCTCCTGACGCGCCCCTCCCTTTCACGCTCTTCCCGGCCCCCATGTGGGGCCTTTTCTCTGCCCACCTTCACCGCGGGAGCCCACTGTGCGCCAGCGCAACGACACCGGCCACGCCTGGACGTTCATGGGCGATCCGCCCGTCCGGGTGCTGCCCGGCGAGGACCACGACCACGAAGTCCTGTTGGACGGCTGGACAGCCGTCGACCAGCCCGAGGCGGACGAGCGTCCGCAGCCCGAGCCCGAGCCCGAGCCGACGGCCGATGAAGCGCAGCCCAAGACCACCAAGAACAGGCGTATTTCCGCCGCGGACACCGAGAGGGGTGAGCCGCGATGACCCTGCTCGGACGGCTCGGATACGTCGGCCTGGCCAAGGAGACCACCCAGGGCACCTGGGTGACGCCCTCCTACTACCTGGCCTGCACCAAACTCGACTTCGAGGTCAACTACGACCAGCTGCGCGACGAGTCCTACCGCGCGAACGACTCCAACCTCCAAGGCCTTTACCAGGGTGCCGGAGACTCCTCCGTCGACCTCGAATTCAACGGCTACCCCGACGCGATCGGATACGCCCTGCGGATCATCGGCCCGGACACCGTCACCCCGGGCGTATCGACGACACTGTCCTCGTCGACGACCGCTGGCGCCACATCGATCAGCGTGGCGGCATCGATCCCGGTCGGCTCCACCATCATGATCGACACTGGGGCGAAGGTCGAGTACGCCACCACCGGCACCCCCACCGGCTCCGGCCCGTACACGATCCCCATCGCCACACCGACGACCGGCCTGACCTACGCCCACAACTCGGCCGTCGCCGTGCTGTCCCAGACCACCCACACCTTCAAACAGTCAGCGGCCGCCGCGAAGCCCACCTACTCGCTGACCCAGTCCAACGTCCTCGAAGCGTGGGGCTACACCGGCTGCATGCTGTCCGACGTGCAGATCAAGGTCGACCCCAAGGGCGTCGTCACCTGCAGCGCCAAGTACACCGGCTGGATCCCCGCCGTGCAGGCCGGCCCGTTCACGCCCGCGTTCTCCCAGCCGGCGCCGCTGCTGGGCTGGCAGTTCGCCATGACCAACGCGGGCGCGACGTCGACCCGCGGGCTGTCGTACGAGATGACGCTGAAGCGGCCGGTTGAGGCGATTCACGCGTCGAACGGCGTGCAGCAGCCCCGAGAGGTGTTCTCGGGTGTCCTCGACGCCGACATCAGCTACAAGGCGATCTACGAGAACGACACCGACTACAACCTGTACCTGCAGGCGTTGCAGGGCAGTCCGACGTCGATGTCGCTGGTGCAGCCTGTCGGCGCGGGCGTGGACGCTGCGGGGTCGTCGTTGACTTTGACGACGACGCAGGGCGGCTGGTCGAAGGGCAAGCCGGACGTGTCTGGCACGTATGTGACTGCGGACTTCGACATCTCCGGCGTGTACAACGCCACCGACTCCGGATCCGTGCAGGCCGTGCTGAAGAACTTCGTTTCAGCCGCCTACTGACAAGTAACTCCCCGGCCGTGCCTGCGCGTGAGGGCGTCGCGGTGCGGCCGGGGTCTCACGCCCTCAACGCCCTCATGCAAGGAGAACGCCCATGTCGGGCTACACCAACCCCTACGTCCTGCTGCAGTTCCCGGACCTCGGCGACGACGTCAGCGTGCTGATGAAGAACCCGCAGCTCCTGCCGCCGTCCGAGATCCAGCCCGAGGACGTCCCCACCGACGACAACGGCCAGCCCCTCGACCCGGCCGCCGCCAACGAGGCCATGTACAAGGTCATGGCCCGCCTCGTCCTCGCCTGGAAGGTGTACGAGGCGTTCAGCCCGGACTCGGCCCTCGTCATCGACCCCGAAGCCGACCCGGCCGAACTGTTCGCGACGCTCGGAGCGGGAGAGCAGACGCGTCTCGGGAACGTCACCCCGGAAAACGTGGCCCGCCTCCCGCTGGCCATCATCAACCGGATCGGTGAGGAGATCGGCCGCGTCGCGGACCCTCAGTAGGCCCCGGCTCCCCGTACTACGAGGACGTCCTGCTGCCCGCCGAATCCATCATCGAGGGCACGTGGGGCAGTTCATCTGCCCCACCCGCAGAGTGGGCCGACTTCATCCTGATGCGGCGCATGCACTGGTCCTGGGACCAACTCCAGCAGACCCCCGCCTATGTGCGCCGCTACACCCTCGACTTCCTCGGCATGATCGATACGCATGAGGAACAAGAGACGGAACGCGAACGCCGCAAAGCAGAACGGCAGTCGAGGGGGTGACGGCATGGGCGAACTGCGCCCCGGCACCTTCACCCGCCTGTTTGCGGAAGTCGACCGCGACGCCCAGATGAAAACCCGCAGGGTCCTCCTACAGTTGGCGCTGGCCATCGAACGGCAGGCGAAAATCAACGCCTCCGTCGGCGCCCACGCCCGCGGCACGAAAACCCCAGCCAGCCCCGGCACCGGGCCGGCCGTCGTCTCGGGCACTCTGCGGCGCTCGATCAGCCACAGCCCGGTCGTGTTCACCGGTGGCGGCTGGGAGTGCAAGGTCGGAACCGCTGTCGGCTTCAACCCGCCGCGAGGCCGCACCCCGGCCAACCTGTACGGGCTCTACTTGGAGACCGGCCTGAAGAACGGGGCGACCTATCCGTTCCTGAAGCCCGCCTTCCAGTTCGGTGTGCGGGTCGTCGCACCTCAGCTGTACGCGACCGCGTTCCGCACGGGCTGGCCCCGCGCCTGACCCCATCCCTGCCGCTGCCTGACCACCCCTGAGCTTGAAAGGCGGTGGCAGACGTGGCGGACATCGCCGACCTCTTCGTCCGGCTCCGTGCGGAGACGGCACCGTTCTCGGCCGGGATGCGCCGGGCATCGGAGGAGGGCGAGTCCCTCACCACCCGCATGGGCGGCGCGAGCGCGGCACTGCGCAAGCTCGGCGCGGCCACCACCCTCGTCGGCGTCGGCTTCCTCGCCTACGGCGTGAAGGCTGCGGGCGACTTCCAGCAGAAGATGAACTTGCTGGTCACCGCCTGCGGCGAGTCCTCACGCAACCTGAAAAAAGTGTCCGACGGCGTCATGTCGCTCGCCCGGGAGACAGGCACCTCCACGGACCAGCTCGCCGAGGGCATGTACCAGGTCGAGAAGGCCGGCTACCGCGCCGGTGACGGCCTCAAGGTGCTGCGGGCGGCGGCGCAGGGCGCCCGTGAGGAGGGCGCGGACCTCAAGGACGTCACCAACGCGATGACGTCGGTGATGGCGTCCTATCACCTGAAGGCGTCCGACTCCGTGCGGGTGATGAACGCCCTGAAGACCGCTGCGGGCGAGGGCAAGATGACGATGCAGGAGTTCTCTGCGTCGCTGGCGACGGTCATTCCGATCGCCTCCGCCAACAAGATCTCCTTTGGTGAGGTGGGCGGCGCGATCGCCACCCTCTCCCAGCACGGCACCTCGGCGCGGGAGGCCACGCAGGAACTCGCCTCGACGATCCGGCAGCTGGCCGCCCCGAACAACGTGGCGGTGCAGGAGATGCAGCGCCTGGGCCTGTCCTCCGTCGACGTGTCGACGAAGCTCGGCAAGCGCGGCCTGACGGGCACCCTGGACCTGCTGTCCCGGACCGTCCTGTCGAAGATGGGCTCGTCCGGCACCCTGCTGCTGTCGACGTTCAACAAAACGAAGCAGGCCGCGCACGACGCGGACGTCATGGTCCAGAGCATGCCGCCCAGCCTGCAGAAACTGGCGACGTCCTACTCGAAGGGCAGCATCAGCCTCGGCGACTGGCGCAAAGCGCTGAAGACGCTGCCACCCGAGCAGGCCAACCTGCTGTCCCAGTACGCGACGCTGCAGAACAAGACCAACGGGTTCGCCGCCGAGCTGAAGAAGGGCGGCCCGGCAGCCCAGACGTACACCGAGGCCATCAAGAAACTCACCGGCGGCGCCATCGGGTTGAACACCACGCTGCAGCTGACCGGGGAGAACACCGAGGGCTTCAAGGACCGCGTCGCCAAGGTGTCCGCCTCTTTCAATCACGCGTCGAAGGACGTCGAGGGCTGGAAGATC